GGCGTTGAGTCGATTGCATCGACAGTCGCCGTTATGTTCGCTGTGCCGGCACTTACGAGAGTGGCAACGGCACTACTTGCAAGCGTTCCTGGGATGGTTACGTGAGCACTGCTTGAGGCCCACGTAGCCTTGACTCCAGCGATACGTTGCCCGGCAGCATTCCTCGCAACAACTCGCAAGGTCTTACTGCTACCGGGAATCGTACCGGTGGACGAGATAAGCTGGACTTCAACTGTTGCAACAGTTGTGTCAGCTGTACCTACGAATCTTCTTCCGCGGAGAGGCATAGGTCTCCTACCGTGAAGAGGCACTAGGCCTCGACGACATTCAGCGCTACCGTACCATCTCCACCGTTTGCGTCTGTTCGACGTACTCTGACCTGTTGGGCTCCCGGAATGTCAGTCCATGCCCATTGCGAGGGGCCGGTGATACTATCTACAGGACCTTGGGCCACAGCATCGAAGATGCCCGTTGGTGCCCATTCGCCCTGGATATGTTCGGTCTCGATAACGAAATCTGCACCTGCAGCGGCCGTGGACTTCGTGGCTATAGAGGCCACTAAGCTACGTTGCTGACTGGTTTTGATTGTTATCGTGTCGTTCTGGGTTGCGAGGTTCTTGGTAGGCATCTAGGTTCCTCAACCAAGGTTTTACACGGTGTAAAGCCTGAGGGCAGACCTGTCCGAGCATCTGCCCCCGGAGACCTCACGCACCAGGCGAGCCGTACGTACCACGCCAGTCGGCGAAGCCAACGGTGTGGCGCTGGTCGATCTTGTGGAACGTCGCGCCGCCGTTGTTCTCGTCCCAGGTGTACGTATCCGGCTGTTGACGCCAGTAGAACCGTGGTCCGCTGTCCCCGAGCATGTCGTTCGGAGCGATGAGGAACCACGCGTCGGGATCGGTGAGCCACGGGTCGGACAGAACCCGAATCCCCTCGTCGTACAGCGGGTTCACGTCGTTGTTGTTGGACCCGGGGATCAGCTCCGAGTTCAGCAACCGTTTCGCGAAGAGCCGGTTCGACGGGTGAATGAGCAGTACCGACGCACGCATCATTGTCGGCATGCCGCGGTCATTGACCTGGGTGTCGTACGCCAGGATGGCCGCTTCGAGCGCTGCTTCGGACAAATCCGTGTCCACGGACGGCCGGTTGCCGACGGTTGTTCCGTTCAGGCCCGCGAGCGGATGGGCCGTGGAGAACAACGCCAGACCATCACGGCCGGCATACTTCGCCGTTGTGAAGCCGTTGTTGAACACGTCGTGGCCGTACAGTTCCTGCGTCCAATACGAGCTATTACCGAGCATCTCAGCAAAATCCAACGCCTGAGGCACCCGACCATCATCTCGCATTTCCTTCGAGATCTCCACGCCGAGCGCGAAGGTCTCAGCGATGAACCGCACACCACCGATCTTGTACGGCTCATCGAGGATCGTCTTCGCAAGTTCGGCCTTACGAGCCAATGGCCCGAGACCGCCCATTGCGAAGTCATCATCATACGCGCCGGTCATCGTCTTCATGACGTTGATCAACGTGTAGTACGTGGGGAATCGGCGGAACCGGAAGGTTCGCATGTTCAGCCCAGGGCCGAGAAGCTCGGCATACTGCCCTCTCATGACAGGCATCGCAGGCTCCTTAGTTGAGCTGAATGTTCGCCGCGAGGAACTTCACGAGGACTTCCGGGAGGTTCTCGGGTGAGTCGGTCAGGCGGCCGACGAGCTTGACACGGGTGTTCGTCGTGTCGGTGAAATCAACCTTCCATTTGCCGTCGCTGTCCTTCACGACGCCATACGACCCACCGTTCGCTGCCGGCAGGGTGCCGACATACTGCGCACGGAACGTTAGGAAATCGTCAAGCGGAATCCCTTGCATTTTGCCCGGAGGGAATTCCTGCTTGCTCAACATGGTGAATGCCGGTGTCGCAACCGGCCCGCAGGGTGTGGCCGCCACGGCCGCGATGGATGCAGGATCAGCGCCGCACTCTGCGTACTGACCTGAGCCGTTGACGACCAGGAGCGCACCCTGCGCAAACGCCTGGCCAGACGCAAGATCGCGTTCGGTCAGTTCAGGGCCACTGTCGCCCTGCGTTTTCGCAAGTCTGAAGCTCATGGATTCTCCCTAACGAATGAGATTGACGCCCTTCTCATTGGCTTGCTGCTTGATGGTGTCGGTTGTAGAGTTCAACCGCGCCTCCGAAGCATCAAACCGTGCCTGCACGTCTTGTTCATGCAGGGTCTTGGGACGGGACATCAGGATAGTGTCACCCATTCGGATGACGTTATCGCCCGTATCGTCGCCACGCTCGGCTACAGGTTTTGGTCCTCCATCGCGATAGGTTTCGACAGTGTACCCTGCCCGCTCACGGCGTCGTACCGACTTGCTGTTCGGATCGTCACGAACCCAAGCGTAGTGGCGGTTAGAGTCCAGTGTGTCTTCTTGAAGCTCTTGGACATCGAGCAAATCTTGTCTGCGCAGCTCAGCAACCGGGACATTAAAGTTCCGCTTCGGCTGCTCCTTCACCGCAGAGATCGGCCGGGTTGGTGTGCCCGTGGCCGGTGGCTCCTGCGTGTTGGCGTCGGTCTTAGTTGGTTCGCTCATGACCGGGCAACGCCTCCCTTCCAAGCCGCGTACTCGGATTCTGTCATGTTCATCATCTTCGCGGCTGCCTGCTCCTGTGGGCTCAGCGAAATCCCGTTGACCCCGTTGGAACCACGTTGGCCACCGGGAGGTTCTGACCAGAACATGCCGACACCCGGGACCGGATTGCCATTAGTAAATTGTACAGGGAACGGGGCTGCCGGAGTTGCGAACATTGACTGCTGTGCGGGCTGGGGAAAAGGTTGGCCGGACAACGCCCGCGCGCCTACCACTGACTGCGCTGCGACTCGCCACATGTGCGGGTTGGCAAGGGCGGACGGATGAATGCCCTGAAGCTGTTGCTGAATCTCGGGAAGCAGTTGCTGGAAGCGCTCGGCGCCGATCTCTGATGCGACCTGCGCCATCGCGTTCTTGATGCCGAGGTCGTTGGTCTGTTGAGCAAGCGGTGCGAGCATCGGCAGCAACTGCTGCTGGAACACGCGCTGGATAGATGACTCGACCACCTTGTTCACCGAGCCCGCTGGGTCGCGCATGAAGTCGGCCTGGGTGATCTGTGGAGGCTGTGGCTGGCCCTGTCCTGGTTGTGGCTGTGCACCGGGTTGCGGCTGAGGTTGCGGAGCCGGGATCGGCTGAGGCTGCGGAATCTGACCCGGCTGGGTCTGCCCCAACGCGATTTGCCGCAACCCGGCGTAGATGCGATTGAACTCGCCCATCGACCTTCCGCGCAACTCGGGCGGAACGCCGGGGCCGTCGAGAATCGTCTGGTCGTTGACCTGAAGGGTATTGCCTTGTCCAGGCTGTGGGGCCGGCTGTCCGGGCGGCTGTTGTCCACGCTGTCCCCACGGCTGAGGCTGCGGTTGTGCCGGCGGCTGCCCTGGCCACTGTGGTTGAGGCGGAGGTGGCGGAAGCTGTTGCGGGCTGTACTGGATACCGTTTGAGTCGCGGAAGATCTGCGGTGCAACAGGCTGTGCTGGCTGACCCTGCGGCTGCGGTTGGACCTGCCAGCTCTGTCCTTGCGGTTGCGTCTGTGGAGCAGGCTGGCCGTTTGGCCCATGGCCGAAATTCTGCGGCGCAGGCTGACCTGTCCAAGGAATGGAACCTCCTCCCGGCATTGTCACAACTTACCTCCCGAAGATGTTTGCTGCTTGGGAAAATCCGCTTGTAGCTGGAACACCATGGACAACCCCTCCACCTGGCCCGCCAGGAACCGGGCTTCCGAATGCTGCGTTTCCGCCAGCACCAGCTCCGACAGGCGCAGGGACTCCTGCAATGCCGCCCGGTGCAAAATCACCCATCCCGGATGGGAGTGGAGTCCCGCCAACGCCTGTAGGTCCTCCTGAGAGAATGACCAGTTGCTGGAGTTGATCCAGTTGTTGTGCAAGGACATTCTGACCTCCGGCAAGATCAGGGATGATCTTATCCAAGTCCTGCTTGCCATACGAATCAAGCAGTTGTCGGGTAAGATAGGTTGAGCCTTGAACCATCTCGATTGCGAACTGTCGAACCATCGGCGGCATCTGTGGGTTGGAGGCCATCATTGCCGCTTGCATCACTTGCTGGAAGTACGCCATCACCTGTTGGAGGATGATGGTGTTCTGACGAATCAGGGAGTCCTTGGAGAGCTCTACATCGATGGCGGTGACCCCGACCTTCAGGCCACGTCGAAGTAGATCCAGTGGGAACTGTAGAACGGCCCGAACCAGTTGCCCGTCCTGCGCGCCGAGGGCGAAGAACTCCTTACCGCGCTGGTTAAACTGCTGGTACATCTCCAGGACTCGCGTGCCTGTCTCACCCAGCGCCTTATTGATTCCCCTCAGCACCTCGCCTTGTCGGCGAGTGCTGTTGGAGATCATCTGCTGGGTTGTGTACGCGGTGGAATAGTTGATGGAGGTCTCGGGCTGGCCATAGACGTAATCGTTTACCCCTGTGCGACGCTGAGCGTACTGCATGCTGTACGACTCGTTGTTGATGCTAGCGGCAGATGTCGCGGCCGAGTTCCCTAGGGGAAGCGCCTTCACGTCGTCAGCCTTGTCCACCAACCAAATTTTGCTAGGGTAGATCGGCTCGTCCTCACGGATGTGCTTGTTGGTCTTGGTGACCGCGAACATCTGTGAGTTCTGAATCGTGCCGTTGTCGATCCGTTGGTTGTGCATCGCCGTAGCTTCTTCTTGGAACGGATCAAGCATTTGCCCGAGGCCGATACCGTAGAAGCTATTCTCATTCCGCATGAAGCGCGAGACGCTGTACGGCTTATCCTGGTTGAAGAATGGGTTGTAGTCCAGGCGGACGTAGGTGCGCGAGGGCATATGGATGGTGCAGACCAGGGCTTGGTCATAGCCCGAGTCCCCAATATCCCAATCAACCCAGAACTCCCTCAAGCCGATCTTGTCCCCGCGAGACGGTGCGTATCCAGAGATTTGTTGGAACGTCTGCATGATGTGGGAGCCTTTCGACTGCGCATCCCACTGCATGAGACGATCCGAGCCCTGATAGATTCCAGCCTGCACCCGCTTCATGAACGCACGCCAGGTCAGCCAGATATCCTCGCCACACCAGGGCATGTCCTGGATTTCTGTGTACCCCGAGGGAGCCCAGAAATCGAACAACCGCACATGATGGACGGCAGGAGCATCCTTGAGCAACGTGACCAGTTGCTGCTGGAATACGTTGCCGCCAGCAAGCTCCCGCCACTCGTAGACGAGCTTCGTCTCACGATTATAGCGCTGCTTCAGTACACCGGTACCGAGTTTGAGGATCTCAAGAATCCAGTTCCCGACAGGAGTCTCAAGATCGATCTCATTATGTTGAGCCCATTTGAGGAACTCCTGGATGCGCGGAGCGATCGGCTCCATCTCAGGGCTCGAGGCTGCAACTGTCCAGATGCTGTCGGCACCCAAGATCATCCCAAACAACCTGGCGAACATCGTGTCCACGTCGGTTGCCATGACCGGCAGGACCAGGTTCGACGCGCCGTGGAACGGGAATGTCTTGATATCCTCTGCCGGCTGTGCCATATACCCGGCCTGCCAGTCGATCCACTTCTGCTCAAGACTCACGCCGCCCCAAATGTCCATTGGGGTACGGCGCTCCATCTCAGCACGCGTGGACTCCTCGATGAGGTATTCGAGGAGATCAGCGACTGCTCGTTGCGAGTATTGGCCTGCAGGTATCATGGACGAGGGCCGAAGAGCATCACGAACAACGGTTCACAGTCACGGACCGTGCGCTTGAAGAACAGGACTTGCAGCACCACGACGTCAGGGTTTGCGTCAAACCACGCCCATCCTGCGGCGTCAACTAACGCGCGGACGGGACCACTTACACCTTGGGCTGCTAGGTTGTCGGTCAACATAGGATTTACACCGTGTAAAACCTAATCCTGCTGTTTGAGCTGCTCGGTCTGTTTCGCCTCAGCTTCCGCCAGATGGGCACTGGCTGCATCACCGGGATTCAAGACCTTGCTGAGGAGACGATGCGTCAACCCGTATAGCAACAACACCAGTGGCAGAATCCACGTCGCGAGGTCCGATGCAATCTGTGCCTGTGTGTCTCGGTTGATGTCGATGCCATAGTGGGTAAGCAACCACCCGCACAGCATTGCAACCAGCACACCCACAACCCTCGGCAGGAACACCTGAATGATACTCATTCCCATCTCCTCACTATGGCGCCGTGCCTGCGATTTTACTGCAATCCAGTCCCGCAGCGATTCTGTCGCGTGGTGTCGTCGTTCCGTCGATGCACCTGAGTCGAAGAAGTATATCGATCTTTCCTTCATACTCCCTCCGCGTGCTATCGGCAAGTGACGCTTGTTGCTTTATTGCGTCGATCTGGACCTGAAGGGCTTTGGTAGCGCTGTCGATGTGTGCTCGGGTCTCGCGCTGTGCCTGCGCCGGCGTTCTGAAGTCGAACCCCAACATCACGAGGAAACTGAACAACGGAATCCAGATGATACTGTACTTATCCTTCAAGTAAGCCAACTTCATCCACACGGAGCGGTCTTCCGCTCTCATGTAAACATACGTTGGGTCTCCCTGTCGGCGTTGGATCGGTTCCTCGTCCTTCGGCCTATGGACGCGCACCATCATGCCCTCTTCCAGCTCCGTCCATAGCCGGTCACACCCCGCGCGGCCATGATGCGCCCGACCACTACCTCTTGTTCTTCCTGATCCTCCATCGCCCGTCCCTCCTTGTACAACACTGCACCCATGCTTGCCGCGTCAATCTCGTCCCAGTTATGCACGGCAAGTTGTGGATGGAGTTTGATCTGTGTGATGAGCGTGGACTGGCCAGGAAGAACAAAGAACCTACGCGACTTCAACGGACCGTCGAGCGACTTGCGGATGCGGACTTCCTTCTCGACATTCTTGTGCGGTATGGATGCGGTGGCGAAGTAGTTCTTCTCCTCGTCGCACTTTTTCTTGAAGTAGTGCTCAGTGGTGATCTGCCCTGCTTCTTCGATCCCAACGACCCGCGGTTTCCACCGAACAGCAGTGTTGTATAACTCGTCCACCAACTCCGAGGGACTCCAACGCTCCGACCGGGACTCGAGCATGAAGATCTGATTCTCCGGACTATAGCCATGCGCACATATCGCGGCTTTATCCGGTGCGAACTTCTTGCCCGAGTTCGGGTCGCAGGTCAGCACTATATCAAGTTCTGACAGCCTCCAGCGCCGGTGTACCTTAGTGACTGGGTCCTGAAAGAACACCCCGTCACCCCGTTCGTTGAACACGAAATACTGTATGAGGCTCTCCGGCCAGTCGGTGCCACCCTTACCGACCGGATTGTTCATGTAGTCGTGATACCACTCTTCCGGCTTCGTAGTCATCATCCGCTGGAACTTCTCAAGCGAGAACTTCAGCGGGAATATTACTTTGCCGTCCTCGATCGGCTCACGGAGAAAAACTGACAGTTCTTCTCCGTACATGTCCATGATGTCCTGGTAGACGTCATCGACAGTCTTGCGCGTGCCGATCCAGTCAATCTTGTCAACGTTCTGATTGTCGAGCAACTCCTCAATGGAACGGTTCCAGATCTTCACCCGCTCCATCGCAGCGCGGGACTGCTTGTGTTCCTCACCGATTAGATCGTCTGGCTTGATCCGGTTGTAATGCTGCGACGTACCAGAGGCGCCGGCTCCTACAATGTTCCACGTTGCTTCTTTCGCCGCTGACGTCCGATTAAGCGACGCTCGAGTTGAGCTCCAATCGGAGCCCGGCCCCGCGAACTTGGGCGGGACCAGCTCCGGGAATAGCACGGGAAGTAAGGCATTCGGCTTCGTCCAGTGGTTTTTGGTCTCCTCGAGGAACGATGCCGCCTTCGTCTCGTTCGCCGAAGCAATAAGAATACGGATGTTCGGGTCAATCAGTGCCAAGCGGTTACTGTCACCCATCGTGCAGATGGTAGACTTCAGATGCCCGCGTGGCATCAGGATCAGCCTGAACTGCCGATCCTCGTAAACCATGTACGTACACAGTGGTCCGTGCGTCTCCAGTCGGAGCTGATCGTACCCTAGAACCCCCTTACACAGGAAGAACAGATCCCACTTCGCCGCTTCCCGAAGCTGCTCCTGTTGTGAAGCAGTTGAACCATCGACTTCCTCCTTGGCCTGGAGGTCCTCGGCGGTGCTCATCCGGGCTATTTGGCGTACTTCAAGAGGCGCATTTCCCTAGCAACCCTCACCTGCTGGATGAAGGAGTCCCAAGGGAAGTTTGGTCCTGGGTCGGTGTGGTTGGATTGTCCGTAAACCAGTGAGACCTGAGAATGACCAACAATACCTCGCAGACCTCGACCAAGGTCAATATCCACCAACCGCTGCGCAGGGATGCCATACTTCACGCAATATTGCGCCGTGACGTTCGCGGCAAGGGCTAAGAGGTTCTGGCTATAGGGGTCTGACCATTCCTGTGGGGTCTGGGAGGCCGAACCTACCAGCTCAATCTGAATCCCGTCGGCGTTGCAACCAGGCGCGGCGTACGCCACGTTGTTGTCCAGCACGCACTGGTAGACTTCCTTATCGTCCACCACCACGTGAGGCGAGCTAGGGTAGTCAGGCGCTTGGAAGTACTTGGCTATCTGCCGTGCGCCACCCTCAACCTCGAGGCTCTCGGTGGTGTGAATGACTATGACACGGACGGCTCGCCGGACACCCCTGGGGACCTCCTTATAGTCCCTGGCTTGTATCCGCGGCCAGAAGTCCGTGTCTATCATGCGGCAACCTCGCCAGTGGTGGGTTGCGAGGAGGTATCGTCGTCATCCGCCCCGATGCCGGTCGAACCGTCTGACGAGCTGGCCTTGAGTGCACCAACCACCCCACCAACTGGCTTCGGGACCGTTACATACGGGGTAAACGGAATGTCGCGGATGCGTTGGGACTCGGCAAGCACATCGGCGAGCCGGTTCATAGCTGCGGCGTTCTGTGCGACTTCCTCGTCAAACCGTGGGGTGGAGACTTCCACCTGACGCTTTGCGCCATACCCGGCTCGGTCGAGGATGTCAGTTGCTACCCTGTCACGCATGCCCTCGGACTTCGAGGTACGCATGATCTCAATCTTGGTGTTGATCGCTTCGTGTGCATAGCCCTGTAGGCGCCGGATCGGGTCCATTGCCTCGTCGGCCATATGCCCGAGCACACGAGCGAGAATCATCTCCGCGTCGGGGTGACGGAGGATCTTCCCCACATACACGGGATGGAAGCCCCGTTGCTCCGCGATCTCTTTATTCGTGAACCCGGACGCCTTGTCTAGGATCACGTTGATGTGTGCGGGCTGCAAGAGTTGGAAGTCGCTCTTAGGATCACGCGACAACTCCCCGCGTAGCGCGGCATCAATCATCTCCCCAACGGTCTGAGGACGGGCAGGTTCAGACGCTTCAGCAGGCGCAGGACTGCCTATGCGTCGTTCCCCGACCTCGTCCTCAGACCCCGGTAGGATTCGCACCGAGGCTTACTCCTCGGAGTCCTTACTGGTGGGGCTGGACGTGGTGTCCTGTTCCTCTGTGGGGTGGCGGAGATCGCCTTCGAGCGTGTCGTCGTCCGCTTGGGCCTTGCGGAAGGCTGCACGGATCGCAACCTTGCCACCCTCGACGCCATCGTAGCCACGGTCAGCCGCGACGGCACGAAGCTCCGCAGGGTTCATATTATCGATCATCTTGTCCGAAAGGCGATTCCGCCCGTTCTTGTGGGCACGCGGTCCGGCAAGAGCCGACTGCTTGCGGGCTTCGACTGCGGCCTTGCGCTGCTCGTCATCCTCGATGAGCGAAGCAGGTACGGAACCGGCCGGCGTCGGGACCTGGTCATGGGGGAGGCTGCCCGAAGCCGTCATGATCGCAGGCTCCAACTGCGCGCCATGAGCCTTTCCAGGCTTCAAGATGGTGTCCGTGCCAACCTCTTCCACCCCTGGGCCGGCTTCGCCGTAGTGCTTGGCGCTCTCGTCCCCGATTTTCGGCTGTTCGGTGTTCGCAGCCTGCGCCGAGGCCGTTGCGAAAGGCGCCGGACGCCCCGGAACCCCGGTTGCGCTCTGATCGGGGGTGCCAGCCGCAGATTTTGCCGGACTTACGTCCTTCTTGCTATCCGGAACCGTCTGTTGCTTCGCGATGGAGGGCGGTGTTACGCCCGGTTTCGTCACGTCTGAGCTGTTGCCCCCTGCCGAATCTGCCGTCATAGGCTCTGGACCTCTGTCCTGGGCGAGATGTTTGGGTATGGCTAGCGCCAGGATGAAGGATAGCCCTGTCCTGCGGGGTTGTCAAGAGCGAAGATGCCAACATTGGCGGTCGCATACAAAAATCCATGCCATCCGCCTAGCCTTGGCTTGCTAGGATTTACACCGTGTAAAACCTTGCAGGCCAAGTGCTGGACCACGCAATTGCATACATTGGCCATTTTCGGAAAATTCTGCGGAAGTGAGTGCCTGCCTTTCGGGCGCGGCGCGAGTTCTGGGTCGGGTTCGCCCGTGGGCGATGAGGAAACTTAGATGCGCGAGTTCATATTCGAATCCGCTCATTAGCTGGCGCTCATTCGAGGTCCATCATGAGTGAATGCTCAAGCATGAGTAGACTTAGAAGAGCATTGTTTGAACTGCATGAGCAGACTTGCATCAACGAGTGCTAATTAGAGGGTTCTCAACCCGCGCGATTTAGCGTTCTTAGATGATAACTCGCACATTACGGAGTGCTCAATTCTCTGAGTTCTCTCATTACTAAGTGCTCAGAAAGTGACAGATTTGTGACCGATTCTCAAATTTGAGACACCTGACAAAGAAATCTTTGCGAACTTCGCACTTGCGCCAACACTCGCAAACCGCCAACATTCGCAGCGTCCGAACCATGCAAACGCCAACAACGGCAAACTTGGAGGTCACAACATGGACAAAGTCACATTCCCGCTAGCCGTGCTCGAACGAGCCGATATGTTGATGGACGTTGGAATCACAACATGCGTCGTCCTTCACAACGTCACGTTCCGTCGGCGTCCGTGGCCGTTCACAGCATGGGAGCGGGGTACGATGTTGGGCTGGTCCAATA